GGTTCACAAACTGTGACCAACAATATGTTTAGTGTGAAATATCAAATGTTCTTAAATGATATGTACTATTTCAGTTCTACTGAGATATTGACATATGCCATGACAAAAAGATATCTTGAGGATATGGACTTTGCGTTAAACACAGAGAAGCAAATAAGATTTAATCAAAGACAGGATAGACTTTACCTAGATGTTGATTGGGGAGATGTCACAAAGGATGATTATCTTATTATTGATTGTTATAGATTGTTAGATCCAGATACATTTACTAGGGTTTGGAATGATTCATTCCTTAAAAGATATGTCACTCAACTTATTAAACGGCAGTGGGGGCAAAATTTATTAAAGTTCCAAGGTGTCAAACTTCCCGGTGGAATTGAATTGAATGGCAGGCAGATATATGATGATGCTCAAAAAGAATTGGATGTTATTAGAGAGATTATGTCAAACACTTATGAACTTCCACCACTTGACATGATCGGTTAATTTCATGCTTAATCCATTTTTCCAGCAAGGGGCAAGGTCCGAGCAAAGTTTAATACAAGATCTTATCAATGAACAGTTGAGGATGTATGGTGTTGAAGTGCATTATCTTCCTAGAAAATATCTGACCACTAATACAGTCATCAGGGAGGTGATACAATCTAAATTTGATGATGCATATCCAATCGAGGCATACATAGATAATTTTGATGGGTATAATGATAATGCGACGATACTATCAAAGTTTGGGATACAGCAGCAGCAAGAACTTAATATAATTATTTCAAAGGAAAGATTTGAGACATACATATCTCCTTTGATAAAGGATGAGGAGAATATAAAGTTATCTACAAGACCAAAAGAAGGAGATTTAATTTACTTTCCTCTTGGTGATAGACTTTTTGAGATCAAATTTGTTGAGCATGAAAAACCATTTTATCAGTTACAAAAGAATTATGTTTATGAACTAAGATGCGAACTCTTCAGATTTGAGGATGAAGTTATTGATACAGGTGTTGATGATATTGATGATATTCTTGTAGGCGGTGATACCGATGGATTAGCAGATGGAAGTGATGGAACAATTAGTACAATTCTTGGAAATACACAAACTCTTACTCTTGTAGGAACTGGTGTAACCGCAACAGCAGTAGCTGGTATTATCACTGCTGGCGGAATTAGAACTATCACCATCTCAAACAGGGGTGGTGGATATGCATCAGTTCCAAGAGTTGCTATATCGTCTGCTCCTGCTGGTGGAATTACTGGTATCGCAACAGCTGTTTTAATTGGTGGAATTAATGTATGTAATTTGAGTGCTAATCCTGCGGCAAGATCAGTTCAGAATGTTGACATTGTAAATCCAGGATCTGGATATACTGTTGCCCCTGGAGTACAATTTATTGGTGGTGGAGGTGCTGGTGCTGCTGCCACTGCTACAATTAATGATGGGGTTGTTGGTCTAGTAACCATTACTTCTGGTGGTGGTGGATATACTTCACCACCAGTCATATCATTTACCAATGAGGTATTCCTGTCTGGTGTAACCACTGTATCTGCCGCTGCAACAGCGATTGTAAGTTCTGCAGGTACAATCAGTGCTATTAACTTTACTACCGCTGGTGCCGGTTACAGCACCGCTCCTACGGTTGTTATTGCTAACCCAGACCTTGATTCTACAGGAGATTTTGTATTCAATGAGATTGTGACAGGATCTAGTAGTAATTCAACTGGTAGGGTCAGAGTTTGGAACTCTGCAACCAGTCTACTAGAACTTGCAAATGTCACTGGAGAATTCACAATCGGAGAGAATATCGTTGGTTCTACTTCTGGTGCATCTCATGAACTTAGAAAAGTTGATATTAACCCAGCTGATGATGGTTTTGCTGATAATCTATCCTTAGAAAATGAAGCAGATGCTATTATAGACTTTAGCGAACAGAACCCATTTGGTACTCCCTAAATAATATTACTCTATTGTAGCGTAATTCCATAGGGATCAAACATGTTTGAATATTTTTATAACGAAATTTTGAGGAGGACCATCATATCCTTTGGTACTCTTTTTAATGCTATAACCATCAAACAAACTAATGCCTCTGATGATATAGTCAACACTATCAGGGTTCCTTTGGCTTACGGTCCTACTCAAAAATTTCTAGCAAGACTTGAGCAATCACCAGATTTGAGTAAATCCGTAGCAATGTCATTGCCAAGAATGTCATTTGAATTTACTGGATTAACATATGATAGTTCGAGAAAGGTATCTACAACACAACAATATACTGTAAAAGATCCAGATAATGGAGAGGAAAGTAAGAAGATATTCATGCCAGTTCCATATAATATGCAATTTGAACTGAGCATTATGTCAAAATTAAATGATGATGTATTACAAATTGTAGAACAAATTTTACCATATTTTCAACCATCATATAATTTAACTGTAGAGTTAGTAGAATCAATACAAGAAAAACGTGATATTCCAATAGTCCTTGAGAACATCACCATGCAAGATGATTATGATGGAGATTTTACAACAAGGAGAGTTCTTCTTTATACTTTAAGATTTACTGCAAAAACGTATCTGTTTGGTCCTGCTACATCTGCGACCAAGGATATTATCAAGAAATCTACTGTCAGTTATCTTACTGGAACAGATTTAACTAACGCAACAAGAGAACTTAGTTATTCTACTGTTCCAAGAGCAATTAAAAATTATACCGGAGATGCTGCTACAACAGTTTCAGTAGACGCTACTAAGACTGCCAAGTTGATTGAGGTTGAGGATGTAAGTGGTCTAACTGCTAAATCTTATATTGCCATCGATGATGAAGAACTATTCATCAAATCAATTACTGGTAATAAACTCACCGTTCTTAGAGCACGGGATAAGACAACCGCAACAGAGCATCTTAGGGGTGCTGAAATATATGTGATCAATACTGCGGATAATGCCTTGATCGCAGAAGGTGATGACTTTGGATTTAGTGGTACAATAACATGACAAATAAATTTGAAAGTTTAAATAATGAGTTCAATGTCAAGGGAGACATTGTGCAACCTGAAGTTGTTAATGGTAAAATTCAAAAAGTAAAGGAAACCTCAGATGACATTAAAAAAGATTATGATTACACACGAGGCAATCTTTATAGTATAATTGAAAAAGGACAAGAAGCAATCAATGGTATTTTAGAACTTGCACAAGAAAGTGAAATGCCTAGAGCATATGAAGTTGCAGGTCAATTGATTAAAAATGTTGCTGACGCTACAGACAAATTGATGGACCTTCAGAAAAAACTGAAAGATGTTGAAGAAGAAAAACAATCTCGCGGGCCCTCTACTGTTAATAACGCATTATTTGTTGGTTCCACAGCAGAACTTGCCAAGATGCTGAAACAGGGCGTAAAAGAGGACAATAAATAATAGAGACGGAGTTATATTTAACGTGGCATTAAAGAAGCCTTCAGAATTTTTTGGTAAGAATAAAAACGACTTTGACCACATCAAGGATACTGTTTCTGCGGAAAAAATTGAAACGGTATCAGAGGCTTTTAGTGCCTTCAAGACAAATTTAAATCACATTCAGTCCATATCGGATTTCTCAGATACAGTTGAGAACTTTAAGGAGAATGTTGATAGAGTTGATAGCATTTCTAAAGAAATCTCAGAAGTAAAAGAAGATATCAGAGGGCTGATTAGTAAAGAAGATTTGGATGAGGCAATGGTTGCCCATCTTCTCTTTGTTGAAGAGTCTATTAAAAAGATTGAGGGACGAATAAAGAGTATCAATGGAGACACCATTGATAAAATAAAAGAAGATTTTACAAACCTGTCCGAAACTGTAGAGAATTTTGTAGATGTTGATATTCCAAGCTACAAAAAGTTAGTATCAGAATCAGAGATTAGATTTGATACTAGACTTGCAAGTTTTAAGGGTGTAGTAGAAGAAGACCTTGACGGTATTAGAGAAGACGTTAATAAAGAAGTAAGCACTGCCTTGGCAGGTGTTGAGACAGTTAATGAAAATATCGTATCAGATTTAAAGAGAGACTTAAAACAAACAACAAAAGATGTTAATGAGACTGTAAGTAATCTTGTTAATGAAGAGTTTCCAAAGTACAAAAAACTTTTTGCAGAAACAGAATTAAAAACTGAGCAGAGAGTTTCCGCTTATGATGATGCAATTAATAAATTAAAC